TGTCGTCATCTATTCTTAAGGTGCAAGGCGACTAAGCCTGCATTAATGCCAACTTTTAGCGCACGGCTCTCTCCCAAGAGCCATTTCCCTGGACCGAATACAGGAATCGTATTCGGTCTTTTTTTATATTGTTGAATATTAATGATTTTTGGGTGATCACACTAAAATCCACCAAAATTCCACCAATTCTCTATATTCAGTCTAAACCCTAACATACTCAGCCCCACGGGAGTCCAAGTATTTTTTGGTCATTGATAAATTTTTATGGCCCAAAAGCCGCTGCGCAAATTCTTCGCCTTTTTCCTTCTCATAAAGCCTACTGGCCAGACTTCTAATTTCGTGAAATGACGGCGGGTAAGGGCCAAATTTAAGCACAGTGACATCACGGGTATCTGAGAATGCCTGGGTTAACCCATCCGGCGTCAGTGTCCGGGCTTTCTTCCACCTCGACGCACCGGCGAGTAAAGCAGGAACTCAGATGGATTGTTCACTCTGCAACGTTCTATCACTTCTTTTAAATGAAGATCGACCGCTTCCAGTTTCAGGTCTAAAGGGATGGCTAATTTATTCCCTGTTTTCTCCTGTATGACAAACAATCTGTCTTCCCGGATGTCAGTGAATTTCATCAGGCCTATATCCTCGCGTCGCTGAGCCGTGACCAGCGCAAGATCAAATGCATTTGCCGCCCATACTGAATTAGCAGCTGCTGTTTCTCGTATCGTAAAATACGCTTCGAGCAGTAGACGTTCCCGCTTAACTTTTGGTGCCGGGGTGCGAGTAGGTTCTGCCGGGTTCCTTTCTATATGGCCCTCAACGAGCGCCTCTCTGAATACATCGAGTAGGACAGATCTCAGACCTGCAGCCATGCTTTTTTTATCGCAGGCTATGTATGTTTCCAAAAATTCCGCAATGTCTTTTGTTGTAACTGCGCTAAGGGCGATAGTCCCGAACTCTTTTCTGATCGTCTCCATCTGGTTCCTGCGAACTTTCATTGTGTTTGGTTTTAATTCCCTTCGCTCGAGAATAACGTCATACCTCTCCAGCCATTTAGCCATAGTCAGGGTGGGCGTTTCTTTAATGCGCTGAAGTAGACTGGAGGGGATATAGTTCTGATCAAGATAGCTATTGGCTTCAATGGCCTGGGCTAAGCGTACGGCCAAACAGCAGTGGATCGCCACGTTCGCCGAAAACGGCATCCGGAGCCGCGAGCAACTGGTGGCCGGAATGCAGAAAGCGCGTGCCAGCGTGTCACCGTTCTGGCCTTCGCCGGGGCAGTTCGTCGCCTGGTGCCGTGAAGGCAAGGGTCCGCTCGGCGTGAGTCCGGCGGATGTCATGGCCGAATTCTGGAAGTGGCGGAAGCTCGTTTTCAAATAACCCACCAGTGAGCAACACCCGTGGCCACAGCCACTGCTGTATCACGTTTGCCTGGAGCTGCGCCGCCGGGGTGTTGATCGCCAGATGAACGAAAAAGAGCTGCTCAGCGAAGCCGGGCTCCTGCTGGCGCACTGGGAAAAACGCGTTGCAGAAGGTAAGCCGATCCCGCCGGTCCGCCGTGCACTGGCAGCACCGAACCGGGACCGGGGGCCGACGCCTGCAGAAATGCTGATGGCCGAGTACAAGCGCCGCCAGGCGCAGGGGAGGGTTTGACCGTGTGCAACCGCATAAAACCAAAGCAAAAGGCCATCGTGGAGTTCATCGAGACAAACGGACCGGCAACGCCCCGCCAGAACCGTAAGCTGCTCGGCTGCGACATCCGTGAGGCCTACGACCGTCTCAAGCGGCTGGGTATGGCCGGGATCGTCGAAAATATCGGCAAATCGAAGCATCCGGAATACCCGCTGGTGCAGCGCTGACAGGAAAAAATCAAGCAGCCGAAGCCGCGAATACCAGCAGCGCCATCAGCGGCCGATGTATGCCGTCAGAACTGGCAGGGCTACGAAATTCATAAAATTTTTGGGAGTGCGCGGGCATGAGTGAATCACTTAACAACAAAGAGCTGATCGCGATTGGCCACGAGTTTGCGAAGGCAATGACCAGCGGCACGCCGATCATCGAAATCGCAAAAATGATGTCTCGCCTGGCCGAGCGGCTAGATTGCACTACGGCTGCGCTGCGCGAAACGGCTAAACAGCGTGATGCGCTGGCGAGGGCCTGGGACGCACAGGATGACCACATCATCCAGCAGGCCGACCGTATCGAATCGTTGGAAAACACAAACACCGGGCTGGGAAAGGCGCTCGGCGCAGCACAGAAGCGGATCGTTGAACTGGAGAATAGTCACATCAAATTGCGTGAGTCGACGGCAGCGATTCATAACACGATCCGCCTGGATGGCGCGCAAACGTCACTGGCAGTGATTCTTAATGCTGCGAAACGTGCGCATGACGAATCAACCGCTGTAGCTTGTATTAGTACAAAGGAAGAATGAAAAGTTAGAATGACTAATAACCCGGCACCATGGCCGGGTTTATTTACCTAGATTTCATCACAACCGCATACCGGGATAGGGAATACACGGGAGTTTTTCGGAAAAATCTTCTTACCAGTCTTGTCAGTAATGTAAGGACGGAAGATTACTTCACAAGAATTACCGCATTTACAGCAGATTGTAGTCGCCATTATGGCTATCTCGTTTACCACAGCAGCCCTTCGCCGCTTGAAAAAAAAAACTGTAACCGCTATGGTAACAATGTAGTGTTATGTTCCATTGCAAGGGCTCCCGAAGGGGGTTACAGCTTACAGCATCACGTCCAACTCCCCAGTCCGACATGATGCTGAGTTCTTTGCACTACTGAGGCCGGACGTAAACCTTCAAAATTGAAGCGATGCGTTCGGCTTCTTCTTTTGTGATGTCATTTGGAATACCTGTAATCGTTACCGTAACACCTAACTCAGGACGCAGAACAACAGGGAGGTCGTAGGTTGGAAGTGTTACCACCTTCTCTTCGACATTAATGTTCTCAGTTATCAACTCGTTACCCTCTTTTACTTCTGAATGACTGTGAGACTCTTTATCAACGGCGTGGTAAGGAATTACATCCTCAGTCTGGTAAGCAATAAACTTCTTAATGGCGCTATCTGTTCGGCTTTTATATGAAATCATACTTGCCGGAGAAGGTATGGGGTCGGTTCTGCGAATATAACGTTGTGCTAGGGTATCAACATTTAATTTACGCACATCGTCCATTTCGTCTTCAGAAACGACTGTCAGAAGGCGAGCGCTTGAGTTTTTAAGATTTCGTGCTGTAGCCTCCTTCACAAGGTCGAGCGTGAGAAGCGAATCAAGGAACTCTTTGAACGCCTGTACGCTTAAATTTTTTTCTGTCATGAGATATCTCTCTTAAGGTTGACTCATGGTGAGTGTATCCAGGAATCCATGAATAAACAAGTGCCGAGTCCATGAATGTGAAAAAATCCATTGCCCACAAAGTTTCATTTAACAGATTTTAAAGCATCCCATTTTTGAGTGTGCTCTGTTTTGTTTGAAAGATTATTTAACAACAACATGTTGTGTTTATTCGTGCGCTGAAATCTAAGGCAGGATATCGTTAAAATGATTGGTGTTGGGCTAAGGTAAATGACGTAAAGGTGAGCTTAGTAGTGTTTCAAATACGAAAAATTTCAATTGACCTGAAAGTTGACCACAAAGGTGTATTATTGGTTGCTATGATGCCATGCTGACGTTTGCTGAGGCGCTCGCGCGGCAAGTCTGATGGAGATGTGCCAGCGCTGCATGAAACTGGAAACTGTGGGTAGCGCTGGCAACCTTAATTCTTCAAACTGCTATACAAGCGATATGGGGATTCCCATATCGACAGCCTAGGCCTCTGCGGAGGCCTTTTTGTTGCCCGTCAGTTGCCAGAAGCGCTAACGGTGAAACACCTTATCGATCACAGGATATTGATCTATGAAATCGATCAGATATTAACCGCTGCGCGGCAACAAATTATCAACCTGACATGGAGTGTCAGCGTCGCAATATACCCTCAGGCGCAGGCCGGCTCCTGGTTTGGCAGGATTGAGGGGTTTCTAATCAGATATTAATCCCAGCCCTTTCAGTCCTGAAGAAGTGTTAAAAATAAGCGTCAGTTTTTACATGAAGGTAGCGTAAAAATATATTTAAATCAATAAGATGAATGCTCTTGCTTATACATACGGTTCCCGTGCAGACTTAAGCCAAATGGATAATTACTGTTTGTATATACAGTGTTTTGTTGTATGTTTTAAGTGCTACAGAAAAAAATGAATTTTTCTTCCGGCGAACCTATTAGGAAATTTGCGCCATTTGTTATTTTGGCACTGTGGAGTGGAGTTCTCTCCGCCGGGAGAGGGTATTTGGTTATAGCAAAGTGAGGAGGTTGATGTGAAAGAAAAGCAGGGGCAGGGTGACTGGTACGACATTATCAGGCGTTCAGACGGCAAGCTTATTGGTTCAATGTCGTTTGAAAGCCGATGTCTCGTCTACACCAGGAATGGCATGGTGTCGTGCCGCCCGCTGCTGGAGGATGAAGGGATTTTTAATCTTTCCTCTGGAACCCGTTTTCTTCGCCGCCTCGGCTACCGCGTCAATCAACCCTCTGATATTATGATATCAACGGACTGAACACCCGTTGACCTGATGCGCCACGGAGAATCCCATGGCGCAGTTACAACTCATTAAGCATTCTTCCAATATCCTGATCCCCGCTACGCCGGAGACCAGCGATTTCCTGCAATCAAAATGTAAGCTCGGCGCCGTGCTGGTGGCCGATTTCAAACAGGTCCGCAACCCGGCCTTTCACCGTCGTTTCTTCGCTCTGCTGAATCTCGGCTTCGAATACTGGGAACCTACCGGCGGGGCGATCTCCTCAAATGAGCGCAGGTTGGTTACCGGCTATGCCAGATACCTGGCATCGTTCGGCGGGAGCGAAACCGCGCTGCTGGATGCTGGAGAGCAGTACCTCGATCGTATCGCCGATAAGCGCACTGGCAGCATCAGTGCCTGCAAATCCTTCGACGCCTATCGTGCCTGGGTGACTCTCGAGTCCGGGCACTATGACGCCATCCAACTGCCTGACGGAACCCTCCGGAAACATCCCCGCAGCATCGCCTTCGCCAATATGGACGAAACCGAGTTTCAGCAGCTCTACAAAGCTGCGCTCGATGTTCTGTGGCGCTGGATCCTGTCCAGGGTATTCAGAGACCACCGCGAGGCTGAGAACGCTGCCGCGCAGCTGCTTAGCTTCGGGGGCTGAGGCAATGAAAGAGACCTGGTTCTATCACATGGAATGCACCACGGAGCAGGCAGAAGAACTATTGGCGCAATACCGCCGTCGCGGCGTTAAGGTCGAGCGCAGCCTCAACCCTGATCTCATCACCTGGACCGTCAGCGCCCAGTTGCCGGAGGGCAATCATCCGCCGCGCCCTAGCCGGGTATGGCAAAGCAAGGCTTGGGGTTGAGCATGGCTATGAAACACCGTCGTAAATGCGCAAATCTGAGCTGTCGCCAATGGTTCAACCCGGTCCGCGAAGGGCAGGTGGTTTGCAGCTTCGAGTGCGCCAGCGCCATCGGCAAAGAACTGACAGCAAAAGCCCGTGAAGCCGCTAAACAGAAGGAACTACAGCGGCAGCGCACTGAAGAGAAGGCTGGCCGTCAGCGGCGCGCTGCGCGTCGTAAGGAGCTGAAGCCGATCCGTCACTGGGTGCAGATGACTCAGCGTGCATTCAATGACTGGCGGCGCGAAATGCTGCTGGCCGCCGGGCACGGATGCATCTCTTGCGGTACCAAAACCGCTTTTGCCTGGCATGCCGGGCATTACCGCACCACGGCCGCCGCACCGCAACTTCGCTTCAATCCGGACAATATATGGCTCCAGTGCTCCGTCTGTAACGTCCACAAATCAGGCAACATCGAGGCATACCGCGCCGCTCTAGTCGAACTGATTGGCGAAGAGCGCGTGCTGGCGCTCGAGTCCAACAATGAAACCTACCGATACACCCGGGAAGAACTGGACGGCATCCGCGCCAAGGCCAGGGCAGATCTTCGAGTACTGAAACAGCAGGAGGCCGCATGAAACTTGAATCTTCATTAAAACACTTCAGCCCTCAGGGTATGAATATCAGCGACAGTGTTAAAGGCACCTCTCCTGACAGGCTGACCGGTACAGATGTAATGGCCGCGATTGGCACCACCAGCAGCCGCGCGCGCTTCGGTCTTGCTGCGTTCTTTGGAAAGGCCGGGATCAGCAAAACGGATGAGCAAATCGCAGTGCAGGCGCTGGTGCGGCACGCGATGGAAGTTGCCCCGAAGAATGTGCGTAAAGCAGCTGGTGGCGAGTTTGGTTGGTGCATGCAGGTGCTGGCGCAGTTTGCCTTTGCTGAATATGCCCGTTCGGCAGCCAGCAGCAGCACCTGCACCACCTGCAGCGGTACGGGATTTATCTCAAGGCATGAGGATGTGATCAAACATCCGGGCATTTTCGATGCTGACGGTGTCGAGCTGGTCGCCCCAAAGATTAAGCATGAACTGGTAAAACATGCATGCACAGTCTGTGGAGGTAAGGGCATCATTCCTGCGCGCTGCCGCTGTGGCGGTAAAGGGGAAGTCCTTGATCTCGTGGCAACGAAAGAGCGGGGCGCGCCGGTATTCAAAACCTGTGAGCGCTGCTCCGGTAATGGATTCTCCTCACTACCATCAACGGCTGCGCACAAGACTATTATCCGGCGCTTGCCAGATTTGCATGTCAGGACATGGACTCGCAACTGGAAACCATTGCTTGAGTCGCTGGTGGGGACTTGTCAGCAGGAAGAGGCCAAAGCTGAAAAAGAATTTCAGTGTGCAACCAGCTTTCACGATGAAGAGAACAAAATTTGGCATTTTAACTACATAAAGCTTGATTTTGTCCGAACTTGTCTAGTATTCTTCAAATCGTGGCATATAGCGCCTGTACGAAAACAAACTTTAAACCTCGCTTCGGCGGGGTTTTTGCATTTCAGGAAGAAAAAAATAAGCATGCTAATTAATTGTGTGCTTGATTATATTGATGATTAATACGTCAGAGTTGAAACAAATTTTGTAGAACATATATCTGCTAAGAGTTTTCTTAATACAAATTTTTCGGTTTATCTATCCCCCTTAGAAACAGAACGGATTATTTTGCCCTGAAAGCTCCTTCCTTTTGAACGGCACCCCCTAAGATTTGTCCTAATACCTGTTGTCGATTTTGCAAGGAATCAACAGGTTGAAAATTTCACCTTACACAGGTTGGGTATTGGTATTTGCAATCAGCGCCTTGTTCTGGGTCTTGGTTATCCTTGGGGTGATGTATGTCTTCTGACAAAAAGACGTCTGAACAAGACAAGGAAGTAAAGGAACTCAGGGAAACAATGACGTCCCTTGAACTCACAGAAGAGCAGCGTAAATGGATTGAATCCATGATCGAGAAAGACGAAGAGGATGAGTCCGGCGAAAGATCATAAGTGGTAACGGGATGATTTTGAAAACTCTCTGCTGAACAGTACCACTGGCAATGCCGCTTCGTGTCTGTTCAGTTGGTTTTCAAAAGCACTCCATTAAAATCCGACTAACCGGGGTGGTTTGTTGGATGGAGTGCTCCCGACTATTACATAAAGGCTGCGAACTTGTGTGGCCTTTATTGTTTCGGGCCGGAAGCTCATTTGGTATGAGCGGTCCCCTCATAAGGGAAGGGTAGACAGGTTCTAATCCCTCACAGCCCACCAAACCCAGCCAGGGTATCTCCGGCAGAATAGCCGACATTGCCACACCCTCATATTCCCGCCTTGTGCGGGTTTTTTATTATCAGGCTCCGGGAATCAACTTCAGATGGCCTCGTTGTTAAATGCAGCCCGAGAGCCTGACCCCTTTACTCACGCACAGCACCCCGACTTAATCGGAGGTGAGAGACATGTCCAACATGAGCAAATTAGCTTCTGGCGCTGCCTATGGCGCATCAGCCGGGACGGTAGCCAATGGCGTACTGACCCGGCTAAGCCCTGATGAATGGAGTGCCGTTGGCGTAATTGCCGGCATTGTTGTGGCGCTTCTGACTTTTGGCATCAACTGGTATTACAAACGCAAAACCACGCTGGCACAGATTGAGTCTTACCGGCGCTGGTCTAACCCGGCAGCTTTTAAGGAGGAGTAATGCCTTTTTCAACTCCACTTCGCAGAAAGCTGGTCGGCGCTGCCGGTGCTGGCGCGCTTGCTATAGCAACCATTTTTATCGGCGGTAAAGACGGCGTTGAAGGTCGGAAGTATGAAGCCTACAAAGACGTGGCCGGAGTGTGGACGGTTTGCGACGGTCACACTGGTACCTACATCATCCGCGGAAAGACCTACACCGACCGCGAATGCGATCGCCTGCTGTGGAAAGACCTGCAGCCGGCAAAGCGCACCGTCGACAGCCGGTCACCGTACCCGGCCAGAAATCGCTGGCGAAGAAGGGGGCCAACTCAGATATCACCTCGCTCAGCGGGATGACTACAGCACTGAGTATTGAGCAGGGCGGTACCGGAGCAAAGACGAAAGCGGATGCACGCCTGTCTTTGTCAGCCGCCTCATCCGGAGCTAACAGCGACATCACCTCTCTTGGCGGGCTGACCACAGCGCTGAGTATCACGCAGGGCGGCACCGGGGCGAAAACGGCGTCAGATGCCCGCAGCAGTCTCGGGCTCGGTAGCGCATCAACGAAAAACTCCGGAACAAATCCGGGTGAGGTGATGGAGGTCGGCGCTTTTTCACTCGGAACTGACCTTTCATCAGCACCATCGAATTCGGGGCTTTACCCGGTTAACCGGTTTATCCAGATCCCCTCTGCTGGTGGTAATAACCCTGTACCCGGTACAGGAGGCGTAGGGCTGAACTTCGCCCTCAGCGCCAACTATGGTTTCCATCTTCTCGCATCCATTGGAGGAACAGCGAGGCTGTTTGGGCAAAGCGTCAACACCCAGGCCGGATTTGGCGCGCGGGTGGAATTTTACAGCACAGGTAACACCACGAGAGCTGCAGACGGTTCAGTCAAGGCAGCGTCGCCGATCGTTCGTATTGTGAAAAGTAAAGAGGACTGTACGCGGCCAGACATCGACGAGGCAGACTTCGAATGGTGCGGCGCAGGCGTGGCGAATGCCGAAGCTGAGGGCGTTACTCTGACCCGTGAAGCGACGGGTGTGTACCTTCTGAACGGCTCTGCTGGCCTGGCTAAGTCCGGGTGGCAAATGTCGCCTCCGCGCGACCCGCAGGGATCCGGAGATATGGGCATCGTGGAAGCAGAGCAGGCGGAGGATGGATCGCTCATCATTCGACTCTATAAGCGCCGTTATGTCCTTTCTGATGACGGTGACATCGAACTGCAAAAAGGCGTAGCCATCGACGTACCGCCGACAAGCTGGATCGATGTTCGCCTGGATATGCCGGAAAACAGCATCTGGAATCAGCGTGCCGAGAGCGCAAAGGAAGAATAAAAAAAGCCCCGGCGACGGGGCAGTTACATTCCGTGCCTGTCTGTTGCAGGCTATAGGCATATACTGATTTTAGACGATTTAAAATTTCACTTTAGTAAATTCGATACCGGGGCATTCTTAAAAGCCACCTTCTAAGAAGGTGGTCTTTTACTATTAGCTTTTAAATACTAGTAAATATTTTTCTGAAAGTTATTAATTGAATGCGGCAGGATTAACTGCCGCATTGATTCAATGTAATCTGGGGTTACAGAACGGGTGGCTTTTTTTGTTTATCTGATAGTCGTATAAAAGGAAGTTCTACGCATTTATAAGTAAAGCAGGAGAGGAAAGTAACGATAAAAGCTGCTGTACATACTATCTGGAATGATACAGCCCCAACTGGACCAATCAACGGTCTGTTTATCAGGATATAAAGCACTATTCCATGGAGTAAGTAGATGCTATATGTTGCCTCACCTAACTTACGTAATATCTTGGTATTAAGAATGCCAAAAACAGAGCACCCTGAACAAATAAGGGAGAAGCATAATCCACAAATTAATATTGGTATAGGGCTGTAAGTTAATTTAAAAAAGAAAAGTTCGAAGGTGATCATGCCCATGACAATGATGCTTGAGTAAAACTTTACAGATAGCTGTTTAAACCACTCAATTTCTCTAAGGTAAGAAGCTGCAAATCCGCAAGCAAAAGAGAGTAGGTGCGTCTTATCAGAGCCGTAATTAAAATAATACATAACAAATAATAAGCTTATGCAAACAAATACTACTCCAACTTTCCGCCTCAACAAAAAAGCAATTAATGGAAGTGAAAAATAAAAGAACCATTCATATACAAGTGTCCATGTCACTCCGGCATTTACTATAAAAGTGTTGTTAAGGCCGTTTATATTAGGGACACCAAAGAAAGTAAAAGGGAGCCAGTACGATATCGAGATAACAATGTCTTTTATCGATGTTTTAACCTCCCACCCGCTTTGTACGCCAACTATAAAAAAAATAATTAGCAAGGACAGAGCGAACATTGGCGTTAATCTAAAAAATCTGGATGTATATAAACGAATCCAGTTCTGATTGCTCTTCCTTATTTTTGTAAAAAATAGGTAGCCAGTTATCATGAGAAAGAAAGAAACGCCTATCTGCCCAATATTAGTAAAAAAATTAGAGTCCGGTATTTTCCAGACACCATATTTTATATATCCTTTCCAGATTACTGAGTGATGGATAAATACAAACAAAGCGAGTAGACCCCGCAGACCATCAATCTGTGAGTTTCTTCCATTCTCGTAAACTTTAATAGGTGAAATCAAATCAAACAATTTCACAGCAAGGATCGCACAAATTATCACCGATGGCAGCAGTGATAAATCGAAAAGTTCATTCAATTTCAACCTCTTGGTCCAATATGCTTGGCGGGGGGCTATAAGATTTTCCTGATTCTAACATCAACAAGGATTTCATCAAGAAATCCTTAAGAATATTTAAGTTTTGATAATTTATATAATTGTTTAAATATGCATATAAATAGCAGGGAATCAGTGATTGCACGCCGAAATTAATCTTTAACAAACTCTAAAAGTTTATTCCTGTTGCCTAAGCCCGAAAGCTTCCTTAAAACTGCTTACCTATCAGGACTTTGATGATTTTTTTCGATTTGATCTTGAAAGAATGAATCTCAAAATATGTATATAAAAACAGCGATAAGGAGCTACATATCATGCGAGGAAGAGACGATATCGAGACAGCATTCAGGCAGATTATAGTTATGGAGCCCACCGGGCGACGCACGGTTACCACAGCAGATTTTGTGAAGGTGTGCTCACGTTTGACTGGGACTGGACGCCGCGCCAGGATAACGAGTGGATTGAGAGCTACGTCAGCACATTCAAAGATATCTCTTAGCAAGAGCGAGTATTCCGCAAGTTCATGATGTACAACCCGAACGGAGGTCTATGATGGGATTTCCTTTTCCTGCTGATAATTATATGAATGAGAAGATATCGCTCGACCACGAACCCATACGCGTACCTTCTGTGACTTACTTCTGGCGTACCGCGTCAAATTCACGCCGTGAAACGATAAAGAAAGGTGCTTTGCTGTTTCTGGATATGTCTGCAACGCCGGTAGAAGGATCGATCGTGATGTGTCATCTGGATGAGTAAATGCGCATGCTGCAGCTGCGTTCACCCACGACCGAGTCTGGAAGAACTGGATCAGCCGTAAGTGACATACCAGATGTCTAATGAGTACTACGACGGCCGCCCGGTATTCAAAGGAGTGACCTACTACATCATCAACGACGGCAGGACGGGGGAGTTTGACGACTGTCCGGTAATGTAATTTGTCAGAGGTTTTACCTTCATTTTACCTTAGACAAATTTCAGGCATAGAAAAACAGCCGTAACGGTCTGGTTTAATTGAGAAATTTTGGTCGGCACGAGATGATTTGAACCTCCAGCCCCTGACACCCCATGACAGCGTTTCCTATCGTAGGAGCCGCTTTGTGCCAGAAGCGGAAGAAATAAGCTCATTCAATTGAGGTACGTGCTTTGATCTCGTATGTTTAAGTCTATAGAGATGCTGCTTACAAATTTTCGTGGAAGAGTATGAAAATAAAAATATGTGATTCGTCAGATATTCCTGCACTGGCGAAAATTTTTGTAGAAATGGACACTTATTACTTTGGAAGTGAGGGGGCCAGCTATGACGAAATGTTATCTTATCTGACCCACCGGGTTTTCTCTGTCTACTCGGGCGTGACCGTCCTGGGGGCATGGAAAAAAGGATCGCTTGTTGGATTCGCCACGTTCACCATGATGTTCCCTGCGCCAAAATGCTCCGGCCAGGCGTATATGAAAGATCTCTTCACATCAGCTGCAGTAAGAGGTCAGGGAGTAGGTAAATCACTCATGCGATTTATAGCGGCTTTTGCGGTTGAGCATGGCTGCACAAGATTTGACTGGACTGCTGAAACTACCAACCCGAAAGCAGCTGAGTTTTACTTATCCCTTGGGGCATCCCTGATAGAAGAAAAACAGTACTTTCGATTAGATCACCAGGATTTAGCAACGTTTGCAAAGCTGGATCCATAACTCTGATACCCTTTGGGTCCGCATGACTTAGCACTGTGTTTAAGCTTTTTTGTTTGGGATCACAAAAATAGCCTTTCGTCACGAATCGAATGTCCGCCTTTCGCTCATAGCGGACGTTCGAATACGTCTTTTTTACATTGGAGTATTCATAATATGGCTTCGACAGTAACGGTAACTCTTTGAAGGAAAACACTTATAATTTCAGTAAATGTTATGAAAAACTAAGATAACTTTCTGTTTTTCAATAACTACATAACTGATTTAAAATCCCTTATTAAGATAGGAAATCTGTTCCCCAAAATGATCCCTCTAGTTTTGATAATCAATAGGTTAGTCGTTGTGTTTTATTGACGGTTTATTAGGCTAAATTGAGGTTTTTATTCAATAAAAACAGCCAGTTAAATTTGAATTATCTATGTACTGCTGCGTCATATGGAGTGGTTCGAAGCCGCAGACCTGATTGTTAGCGGTATGGAAAGCGCAATCACTGCCAAAACCGTGACCTACGATTTTGAACGTCTGATAGATGACGCTAAGCTGCTGAAAAGTTGAGGGGGTTGGCGACGCGATTATCGCGAACATGTAATCCGCGCTGCGGGTTGAATAAGAACGGGAGCCGGTTGGTTCCCGTTTTTTATTGGGCGTATGAGTCTTTCCCAAAACTTTTCCAGTTAAATTGATATCTATCCTGCAACAGTTGCAACAGTTGCAACAGTTGCAACAGTCCTGCCCGAAATGGCTAACTATCGCGGCAAAAATAAAAAGCGGATGTAAGTCAGTATCACCTGAATGCGAAAGACGGGCGAGGCATGTTGTACTCAAAAGCTTAGACGCCGCTGGAGAGACGATAACAAGTTAAACGTTCAGCCCGGGATAAGGGATGGTTTGGCATTCTGGAGGTATTTCATTGTGAAAGGAGCTATAAGGAAATACGGGAAGAGCTCTCGCGTAGCAGGATGAATGAGAAGGATCCTTAACTGTCATAAATGCCAGAGCTGTTAATAAAAACATGTCTTTAAAAACAGTATTGACTCAGCTTTGTCAATGAGTAAATTACAACCTAACAGCACAGAGAAAAGTTGACGGTTAGTAGCAGTACTGGGGTAAGCCATTTTGCAGTAAAGGCCACGAAGTTTGTAGTTTGGGGTGTAGTAATCTTTCAGGCCTTGTAGTGATGTGCTGGTTCGCAAAATGGTAGTGTAAGTGCGACGATGTAAGGCCTTCAAAGTTCATGCTGTCGATTTTGTTATGGTCCTGACAACAGAGGGCAACGCATCAAAGAGTAGATGTCGCAATGGGGAATGTACTTGTTTAAGTTGCCGTTCAGGAATGGATGGTAAGGTGTGTATCAGGATAAATAGAGGGAGGTTTTTTAGTATTAATGCCCAAAATTATCTGTAGTAAACGGGTGCATTTGTAAGTAGTACAAATGGCAGTAAATCTCAAGAAAGTTCATTAATGTTAATTCTGAAGTCCGTAGTACCTTAAAAGCCCTGGTTGCAATGGCCAGGGCTTTTAAGAGTTACTCCCTCTCTGAGTCGTACTCCCCAACATTATCAGTTCCCTTTTGTAAAGTAATTCTGCGATTTGCTGACAAAAACAGCCTTGCTTAATGCTGCTTAACAGTCCATCATGCTTTCACGGTTTGGCAAACAGACCTTATGTAAGCAGTTTTAGTAAAGCAGTCCTCATTTCAAGCGTTATCCTTCGATACTCCTCTGCATGAGCCTTCTCCTAAGTGCCCCATAAGTCATCATCTGCAAGCAGGCCATGTTCGCCACAACATGTGGCTCAAAAAAATTTAAGGAAGTATCTATGTCTAATAAAATGACTGGTTTAGTAAAATGGTTTAACTCTGAGAAAGGCTTCGGCTTCATTACCCCGGCTGATGGCAGCAAGGATGTGTTTGTACACTTCTCTGCTATTCAGGGCAGCGATTACAAAACGCTCGATGAGGGGCAAAAGGTCGAGTTCTCGCTCGAGAACGGTGCCAAAGGTCCTGCGGCCGGAAATGTCGTTGCGCTTTAAACGCTGATAATACTTACACGGACACTTACGACAGCGATGACGGTCTGAACCTGAGCAGATAAGTGTATGTGATAAAAAACCCGCTCTGAGCGGGTTTTTGCGTTTCTGGCTATCCGCAATCTGACTGGGGCACAATTCAAGAGCGCCGTGGCCTCACTACAACTGCTTGAGTGAGAAAATCAAACCAAATAATGCAATCCCGATGGCAGTACCAAAAAGAAGCCCTATCAGTAACCTCCAGCCCACCTTAGCCCCTCCAGTAATCAATTCAGGCAAGATCATAATATTAATCACATTACGGCCTATCAAGTCGTTGGCAACCGGAGTAAATGAAGGGGAGCACCGGCGATAATTTTAACTATATGGCAGGGGTTTTACCTTCATTTTACCTTAGACAATTTTCAGGCATAAAAAAACCAGTCGTAAAAGATTAGTTTAATTGGGGAATTTTGATCGGCACGAGAGGATTTGAATTTCCGACCCCTGACACACCATGACAGAGGTTCTTATCTTAACAGCCGCTTAGTGCCACAAGCAGACGTTGCTTATATTTGCCTGTGTTAATCAATGGGGAGCAGGTCAAAACTGCCGCCCGCCACAACTGTACGGCGGGCGGGTATTTTCAGCTAAATAATTCTTCAATAAATTCGTCGAATGAATCAGCAACAGTGACAAGCTCCTTTTCATCCATAAGAAAAATGAAAACCTCCCCGAAAGAATTCCCCTCTTTCAGTGACAACAGGAAACAGTTCCCCCCCTCATCATAAGCAAAGGGCACCATTTTTCTTAATTCTCCAAAACATTCCGTGAGATCGTTATAAAGCTGCTCTATAGGTAGTTCGCCGTACTTAATGGGGTTAAATCCACCAAGTATAAAAAAATTACCGTCTTCATTATTGTGAGGGTACCCACCATTGTTTTCCAGATAAAAATACTGAAATGATGGGGGAAGCAGATTGTCAAAAAAAGCATTGAAGGATGCCATTTCCTCTCTTGTAAGATTCTGTTCTGAATCTGAAAGATACATCAGCAATTTTCTCCTGCTGTTTTATGTACCATTTTCCGGGCCGGGAAAGTATAAGCCCTGCCTGTAGCGGCCTTGCACTGGCTAGCTCCGCCAAGGTGACTGATACCTTGATGTGCTGATCTGCTCACGGTTGAGTACTACATGCCAATGTTAGTCCGACATTCCTGCGATTATGACAAATGCGAACTTTCGCTCTTTACTCAAAGCGGACATTCATGTCCATTTCGTGCCAGAAGCAGTCGTAACACAGAGTTCATACCGGGAGCTTAATATAAATGTTACTCAGCCAGATTTTCCTTGGTTATAAATATCAGGCCGGGCAATTGTCCAGGCATAGTTTTTTTGGTTGACAGGCTCGTACCCTAATTTCTCATATAGCCATGGTGCCGTTGTGGTAACTAACATGATCCTACGAAGTTGCCTAAATACGGGGTGCTGATGTATACATTCCATCACCCATCTTCCCAGTCCCTCGCCCTGATATTCTTCAAGAATATAGACATCACTAAGGTAAGCGAAAGTTGCATAATCTGTTATCAGACGAGCGAAGCCTATCTGTTCATTAGAATGATAAACGCCAAAGTTAAGACTGTTTTTTATTGATGCAGAAACAATATCCAGAGAAATGCCTTTAGCCCAGCTTGATCTTGTCAGATAATAATGGATAGCCTGTAGATCCAGTTTTTCTATATCAGTACTAACCAGATAAGTATTTTTCTGCCATTCATGCTTCTCAGAAATACACACTTTCGTTTCCTAGTGAGATGGTATAAGTAATCCTACCATATCATTCAATCAAGAACGGTACTATGGCCTGGCTGCGGGGTTTCAGGCTTACCGCCCAGATGCGCAACAGTAACGCTACGGCCTTGAGCAGTAAAATTCATCTTTATGCTGATATCTGTATTCTTGTGTTATACCTGTGTATCCGTATGAAGCAGCCTTACAATCAATAATATGCACATTCGACTTAGGGTGTAAATTTCCAATCGTTTTTTCCATAGCATTATAAATTGCCTTCTGATACGCCCCTTTCTGGTCCTTACTACAGGTTTCATCAACGACAGTCACTTCAAGCCTGAATGAATTTTTTTTCCATTCGACAAGGTTTTTACCATCAATAAACCAGTGGTGATAAACAGCCAGCATGTTATGCAGGCACCGGCAGTGGTGGTGATGCTGTCCATCCTGCCCGCATTGATTCTGCCGGCCGCCGCTTTCGGTCTGATCCGCATACTGACAGGCGGCCGCGAACGGCGATTCATGCCGGCAATGCTCTTCTACATGGCTTATGCAGGACATCTCTTCATTCTTGCAGTTATCAGCCAGTTCTGGCTGTAGTAAGTGCTGTTAAGAGCAGTCAGGGTTGCCTGCAGGTAAAAATCTGAAAATCTCCGCAGGCTATGTGGTGCACTTAAACATACGGATATGATGAATGTGCACTGAATGCACACCGAACAACGTATTCATTCATGGACGCACTTTATGGACACCACTGAAGAGTTAAACGGGACGTATTTTTACGCGGGCAGATCAAACCTGACGGCCAGCGGTCTTTTATTCATGATCTTCTGTGAACAGTTCGCCGAGCAGCTGGACGTGGATGACTTCGGGGCGATAGTGGCAGTGCTCAGTGGAAGGCGTAACATTACCACGCGAACAAAACCGGCTGACGCGCTTGAAGGGACCTCCCGGGCCTCTAAAGCCGCCCGTAAAGTGTTTGGAAACAGGAAATTCCCGCTAGGTATAAAACTGCCCACCCTTGTCGGTCTCCCCCCATTCACGCTCAGACTGCACATGACCCGTAAAATAGGCACCTTTGTCGGACGCGCCATCCCTGTGGTTGGCTGGATAATTCTGGCCAGGGATGTGTCAGAGATTATGTTTAACACCATTACGGTTTATAACGCGATAGCGCGCGGGGATGACAAGTTATGGTAGATACCATCGAGCAGCGGATTTATGAATTAATAAAGCCCTGGTGCGGCCGGAGCTGGCTGACACGCCGGGCACCTGAGCTTACTGGCGAAACCTCCCTCAACATAACACTGAAGATGGATCCGGAAGACACCGCAGAGCTACTGGTGACGTTGTTCAGTGAATTCGACCTGAATCCTGATGATGTCGATCTCAGTGTTTATTATCCCCGCCGGCGCGGACAGGAAATCCCGTTAACCATCAACATGCTGGTCTCTTCAGTCAGATCAGGGAAATGGCTCTACAAATGACAGGCATAAACAGGAGCGCGAGCCGTACGCAACGCGACCCGGAATGTGCCGCAGGCACATGCCGGCGGAAATCAGGCTAAAGATAATACCTTTGCTGATTCCGCCGGAGCGCCCGGCAACGTAACAGGGGGCAGTCTTGATATCGAAAATTATTGTATGTTAAGGTTTTTTTTGACATTGCTACTTAGCTGGCCTCAGCCCACAAAACTTACCGGAGGCAGGTATCTGGTTGCTTTTTATGATAAAATTATTTGATTTTATTGTTTTCATTACTGTATCTGCCACAGTAATGAAAAAATGAGTTTACCTTTCAACTGATATGGAACTGTGTTAAATGAAAAACATAACTATTTTAAGCACTTTACTTATTTCTCTTGGGTTATCTGGCTGCGGAATGGTTGATAATGCTGTTCGGGGTGATGAAAGCCTTAAGGAAAAAGCTGCATTTGCTCTGGGCACAACTTCAGATAAAATAACGATAAGTAACCGGAAAGCCGAAATAGACTCAGTTAAATTCAATGCAACTACAAAAGGTAAAGTATACCAGTGCTATTACACCACCGCTGGTGTAAGTAGCGATGCATTGTGCTCTCCTACAGACGGTTCAGGTTTACCGGCTGGCTCTCAATGCAATGCCTTACTTAAAGCCGCCGGTAAATGTTAATTAATTTTTTGTAACCTTAGCGCGACCTGAAATGTGCCGCTTGCGGCACATGCAGGCGGAAAACAGTCTGAAGAAGACTCCGTTCTGACATCCGCCGGAGCGCCCGGCGAAGCCGACAACGTAATACCCTGTTGCTATCAACCCCTCCATCCCTGCTAAGCCATAATCCGCTGAAAGCGATACAGAACGTCCTGCGCGCGGTCAGAGTGGTCACGTCGAGGCTTTGCCGAAGACGGGGCGTATCTCCGCGTTAGCGGGTCAAGACGCTTATGGGCGCTCGTCACGCAGCCGGTCTTTTCATTCGCCTTTGCCGGGCACTACCAGCGAAGAGCTAGAGCACGCAGTCAGCTGGGACACACTGAGGTTTCATCGTCAGGGGCTGACTACCTGGGTGATCATCTCGGTCATGCCGCTGGGGTAAAGCGGAGCTTCGTTGTGACCTGCTCCCCGTTGATTAACACACCGTGATGTGAGTAATGTCTTCATAAGCCATGACCTGCTCAGGTTTTCTTGTACGTAGCCAATACTATGTTTGTCATTAATTGACAAAGAGTAACCTCTAGCCATATGAAATTTAGGATGAGATTATATGGCTGTTATCAATACGAACATCTTGTCTCTGGTCACCCAGAATAACTTGTTCAAAGCACACAGCGCGCTGGGTACGGCGATTGAACGCTTGTCTTCCGGCCTGCGCATTAACAGCGCAAAAGATGATGCTGCAGGTCAGGCTATCTCTAACCGCTTCACTTCTAAAATTAACGGACTGACCGTAGCTACACGTAACGCCAATGAAGGTATTTCACTCTCCCATACCGCTGAAGGCGCCCTGAGTGAAATCAACAATAATTTGCAGCGCGTACGCGATCTAACCGTTCAGGCACAAAACAGTTCAAATTCTGCGTCTGATATTGATTCAATTCAGGCTGAAGTTAACGTGCGGATGCAGGAAATCGACCGCTTGACCATGCTGGATTTATTTTATCTCATCTTTAGTGAAATGGTATACCGCACAAATGCAATCCCGTTGTTTTACCGAGTCCGGGAAAACGACTAAACAATCCCCCTTTTTGGGGTCAGTCTGGATATAGAGAATTATTGTACGGTAAGCCTAATTTTTTAACAGGCTTGCCTATAGCTGTAGGGCGTACTCTCGCGCCATACTGCAAAAGTTCGATATATTCAACAAAGCCAATTGAACGTACTATACTTCATTTCGCTACAGCACAGTTATTTCCCTGCTTTTCATTTTACTTTAAAGATGAGGTTTTTATGCGTGAAAACTTTATAGAAACGGCAATAGATGCAGGTTATAGCACGCTTGAAGAATACGAGGCGGCATCAAAAAACTTACGACCCAAACGACAGTTAAGGGCGGTCGCGTTTTCTGAAGAATCTGGAGGAGATGGCGAGCTGAGAGTAAATTTCAGGCTTAACGCAACCGGTAATATTTGGTATTCCACAACCAGCAAAGATGAATCTCTCAGCGCCGAAACCAAAGCGTTATTTAACAGTGTTTCAGTGCTTTTTTCGGCCATGACAAAAGTGATGGCCGAAGCGAACAAAAGCCTGTTTGATTTTGATGACTGGAGTAAACTTATTCGAAAATCTGGGTATTTCATCGAGGCCGGGAAAGTACAAAAACACATATCAATCCAGGCCACCACCGTCAGTGTTGATACCCAAATACTGTCTCAATTGCTGCCTGGCATCGACAAAGCGCCTTCTGCCATGCAAATAGGAAAAGATATATTGAGTGCCCTGAATGGTGAATATGGCGGCATGCAGAAAAAAGAAGATGCAAAGATGGCACACCTCCTTTTTATTTGCGAGGAAATATTAGGTGATGCCTCAGTATCCATTCGTTTATTTTTCGCCGACAGCAAACAGATGGAATTGATGACTAAGTCACCGTGCCATAAAAGCTCCACAGAGTCTTACGAGCAAGAACAGAGAATTGATACATTCCGTTTTGTATCCCCCGAGCAAATTTCAAAATATGCAAAGGACTTCGAGAAAGATGACCCGGCATATCTGGAACTTATCAAAAAACTAAAAGACTCCTTAGCAGACGAATAGCTTAGAACGAATATAAAAGGGTACCATTATGTCTGATGAAATTATTAAATATGAACGCGGCGTTTTCACAAATGATGGTCAGTCAACTGTAGATGAGTTCGCCGGGAAATTAAAAAAGGTTGCTGATGACATTAAACAGGCTGGAGCAATAACTGTTTACTATGGCTTTCATGGTGATGAAAAAGGTGATTTATATCAAGTTTTCTCAGATAAGGAACTAGAACAGTCACTCATTATATCAAAAGCATTCCCGGACGTTAAAATGGTTAAAGTACTCGCGCCGGATGACAAAAATATCGACTATAATAAGCATAACATTGAAGGGAAGGCTCTGTTTACATGGTGTGATAGTGATACATACATCAGGAACAATAAATGCTTACCTGATATTGTAAAGTAACATAACAGTACGAAAAGATATTTCGTCCGGAATTGCATCAGATATGATGCAATTTTTTTTCTTCCAGTACCTCATCTACAGGATGGGTTTATTCAGGCTGACGGGCAGGAAGACTTCATGATCCTACCCACGTATTGTGGACACACCCTATCGCGACAGCCAAAAATGTTCAAATAATAGGCTTGCCGTACAATAATTCTCTTGACCTGTCGCCATCATTTTGACGTCCGCTTTTCGCTCATAGCGGACGTTTGAATACGTTTTTTTACGCTGTTATTTTCATAATATGGCTTCAATAGTAACGGTAACCATTTGAATAAAAACGAATAATCTCAGTAAATGTTATGAAAAATTACTCTGACTGTAATTTACCGGGCAGGCGATCATGTAGGCCTTGCAGATGAAGCGCAAAATGCTTTCGCCGCGCGACGCCATGCGGTATTCAGATCTACCGAACGTCAAAGCTTATTGATAGTGATTATGTCCATCAGGCTGGTGGGTATTTTATTGAAGGAGTTTCACCACTAAAATTCCACGTCGAGCCCACGAATAAAATAACAAGTGTTTGATCGCAAAAGCATCTAATGGTAAGTGTTGGTAAGTTAAAAATGGGCTAAGTCTATGGGTAAGTGCATGATATATAAGCCAAAATCATCAGTAGACCATAAACAGGAATCGTATTCGGTCTTTTTTTATCTCTCTGGAATATGGCGTTTTTAGCGAGAATTTCCCGAAAACATCATATTCGCTGCAAACCATAACATAATCCGCTATGTGGGCGTCTAGCTATTTTTGCCATCAATGAATCGCAGAGTGCAGCTCCTGTTTCTCCGGCAAATGAGTGACAAGTTCATGCCTTTTTCGCAACTTCCATCTCAAAAACATAACCGGTCTGAGGACGTTGATCGCCTGTTTTCTATACTGAAAAGAGGGGGAGATTATGTATCAACGTATCGACGGCGCACAGTGGCGACATATCTGGCTGGTGGGCGATCTACACGGCTGCTACCAACGCTTAATGCAGGCGCTGCGGGAGCGTCACTTCGACCCTTATGAGGATCTGCTGATCTGCGTCGGCGACCTGATTGATCGCGGCCCGCAGAGTTTGCAGTGCCTGGCACTGCTTAATCAGCGCTGGTTTATCACCGTGCGTGGGAACCATGAACAGATGGCCATTG